GTGTAGAGTATTAATAGATGAATTAACATTGACAGCATAATAGCTTTGCTCATTAAAGTCAATTCCTAAGGCTGGTGTTGTGTTAGTATTAATATCATATTGACCATTTGCATCAACTAAAGACTGAATACTAAATCCGGTTTCTGGGTGTGATGAACGACCATTGATATTGGTACCAGCTGTTAAAGCTAGACTCGTTGTATTATATGTGTCTTCTTCAAAAAGAACTACAGGAGTGTAACCTACAGAAGAAGGTACGTTAACAAAGATTTCCTGGTATGTATTTGCAGCGTAGTTTTTATCATTGATAACATCAATAGTACCAACATATTTAACTAGTCTTTCATAATCATTACCAGTACCTGAAACACTATCCTCTTCAGCATATCTACCAACTGTAGATACAGCTTCACTTGAAGTAGCTGACCTAAATCTTAAAGCACCGATTGATTGAAGATATTTAAAGAATATCTTTTCAGCATCCGACTTATAAATTTGTGGATCAAAATCATCATCATTCCTTACAAGCTCTTCTAAGTTAAGCGCATAGTTTTGGAATGTTTCAGACCAAGACCTGTTGTCATCAGTTGAAGGTGTATATGCACCTCCAGCAACATCCTTTAATCTATTGAATTCAATAGTGTTAAGACCGTTGACCTGAGTTGCAATCTCTGGTAGATCCATAAGTGCATAATGAGAAAACTCGAACTTTAAGTCCGGGTCTCCTTGTGCTCTAGTTAAATCTCTAGCAGCTGATGCAAAGGCGTACATTGTGCCGCCCTGCTCTTGAACAGTTCTTACTAATGGTGTTGCCATTTATCTTTAAATCTTTTTATTAAGCTACGTTAGCTAGTGGTGATGCAGCGATTAGGTACCAAACCGAACCGTGAAATCTAAGTGTTGCTGTAGCGTATTGAGGTAGCTGTAATAAACTTACTCCAGCAATCATAATTGGATTTACAATAACCGTACCGGACTCTGCAATAATAGTAATTTCTTGACCTTCTGATGCATTAAAAAGGTCAGCCGACCCTGTAGTAAGAATGTAAGATGAAGCCTCGTAAGAAGCTGCATTTGGCATTACAGCTACTGTTTCTGCTTTATATGTAACACCCTTATTGATTGATAGAAGTGCATCAACATCCGTATCAACTCCTAGTGAGTTACCAGTAGAAGCGAATGAAGCAGCGGAACCGCCATCAACATCAATACTAGCAGCACCAATACTGTTTACATTTGATAGATTGCTTGTCGTTGGATTTAATAGACCTGTAACAAGACCTAGTTCATCATTAATAGCTGTGAAGTTATCGTTTAAAGTAACTCTTGAAGCTGAAAGGCTATCTGTGCCTTGAATTAGTGAAATGGTTGCCATTTTATGGTTTTTTATTTAATAGTTAAAGCGTTTTTAGTAACTTTGTTAGTGTTTCCATTGATATCTGTAACCTCTAGTTCGACTGTATAATCTCCCTTGTGTTCAAAGACATATGTTAACCACTTATTATTGTAGTATATATCGTCTATTTCTTTTGAGTTATTTACCAGCTTCCAGTTGTATGCAATCTTTCCAGGCATTTTACAGTTGTCTGCTGAAAAAGTCATATGAGTTAAAAGTTCAATATCCACATGGTCTTTTGCGATTCTAATGTCATTGTATGTTGGATTATTAGACTTATAGTGTGTTTCGCCCTCAATATAACCATCAGCAGGTGTATCGAATGTAACAGATTCAAAGTCATATCTATTAGAATACTCTTTACCAACTGCTAAAATACCTAAACAAGTATCAGCTGTACCGTTATTATTAGTATCTTCAAAAATACCGTTGTAATTAAACTTGCTAATTATTGGGTCAGTTGAATTGTTTAGCGCTAATATTTCTGCATTCCATATTGCTATATCAGTTGGATTAGTCGTGGTATTTATAGTCGTGCTAAATGTATGATTACCTGTTAAAATCGTATTTGATGCAACATCATAATGTTCAATAATCATTGTAACCCCACCCCTTGCTTTTAGAATCTTAAACGAAGCAGTTTGGTCCATGCCAACAACAGTAGCATCCCACCAAGTATGTGCACCATCGTTCCAAGTATGCTGTTTTAAGTTCTTCCAGAAGTAAGGGCCGGTTGTTTCACCGTAGCCTGTCGGTGATGTCGTATCAACATATCTTCTAACCATAGAGAAGTTTACACCATTAGAATCGTCATGTAAATAGTTAGCTCTGTCTAATGTATTATAGAGTGTTCCGATCTCTTCGTCAACATCGTCTTTATTTTGTTGTGGGAAGTCCCAATCACCACCAGCGTCTTTCCAGGAATAACTTGAACGACCCCATGAATAGTTTTGAGATTCTTTCCATCTATACACTCCGTATATTTCAACAGGCTTGACATTAACCACGATGGCATCTGGATATCTAAGAACCATTACGTTATTAAACAAGTCAATCTGTTCAAACTTAACTGAATAAGAACCGGCATATGGAAGTGCAACTGCAATCTTCATGTAATCATCAACATCACCCACCAATTCAAGTAAATAACCTTTAGGTCCTGTAATTGTCCATCTAAGTTCATAGATGTTTTGTTTCCACCAGTTTTCCCATGTAATGTATGATTCAGCATCGTTCCATGTAAAGTCAGCGTCACCCCAGCTGTTTAAGAATGAAGTACACTCAAGCATGATAGGTGCTCCAATCTTTTGGTCAGTGTTATTTGAGTTGAATGTATTTCTATCAAGGTTATAGTATTCCTCGTAAAATAATTCAGTATCAGTATAAGCGTCTGTTAGTTCGGTTGGTGTTAGTTTAGTAAAATCTTGATTAATCCCACTAAATACTTTTGAAACCTTATGTAAATCTTCTATATAAACATTAGGTGTATGGATTTCAATACTTGGGTCGATACCAGCAACAACTTCAGTAATAGGGTTTCTGTTCGTCCAAATATTTGTATTGTATGCAGAGTAAAAGTCACCCTCTCCAATAATGTCTATAATCTTAGCATGTAATGGGAGATATTCTTTCTGAAGCTTGTTCTTTAGACCATAAAGTTTGATTAAAACCTCTTCAGGTGTAAAGTCAAATACCTCGTCAACTTGTGGTATATCCCATTCGTCAAATGTACCATCAGGTTCATTAAGCTTGTAGAACAAACCAAATCTCGAAGTCTTTTTATAAGATGAAGACGGAAGTACTGTCTCTCTTTTCTTAACAATAAAACCAGCTGAAGTATTAGGTACCTCAACTGCTTTTAGTTTACCAAACATTGGTGAACGGTCGTCAATCATTAACCAGTACTCTTTTAGAGTTAGGTTATTGTAACCAAAAAACTTGATAGCATTTATTAAAGCTTTGTATGTGCCGACAAACGGCTTAATGTTTGAAAGCTCCAATAGTAACTCTCTACGCTTTCTGTTGATCAGTTTCCAGTCTGTACCAAGCTCGTTGATGTCATGGTCTTTAAATAAGAATTGGTCTTTAGTTGTAAGTGAAGTACCAAGGTTAGATAACAAGACTGCAAGTCTTTCATCTTCACCAACAGTTTCACCATACACATAGATTTCAGCAACCAAGTGATTGTCTATTGTATCGTATATTCTTAAGTTCCTGTAGTGAGCTGAGTCCTCATCTGAGTTAAGTGCTAAGGTAACTTGCAAAGCTGCTTTAGAAGCTGCCGATGTGACTGTGTGAATGCCGTTTGTTGTTGAAGTAATAACTGAACCATCTTGTGGTGTCAGATTTACTGAATTAACGTGTTCGACGTACATTTCACCGTCATCCGCAAGTTTAGCTGTGATAAGATTGATATCTCGAGAAGCCGTTCTTTCGCTTGCAAATTCAACTTTAAAGTTTGAATTTAATTGATTAGCAATAGGTGTAACCATTGTCGGTACACCATATGCACTTACAGCTTCTTCTAATATAAACAAAGTTGAAGTCTCGTACAAACCTGTAGAAACTTCACTTAAATGAATAGAACCCTTAAATATTTCGTTAACCGAATCGTATACTAAATCGATTTCAGAATGTTCACCATTAAAAAATCTTAAACCAGCGTATCTCATTACTTAATTCTCCACTCATCTTTATTTACACTAAATGCTTTCCAGACTTTTAGCTTTGACACTATTTTGACATTTTCAACAAATAGGTCTTGTATAAAACCTATAAATGCGCTTAACGTGTCATTACGCTGAATGTGTCTAGATAGAGAATTCTTTAATAGGTCATTTGAATAATCACGACCCTGATGCAATTTTCTATCGTTCAGTGTTTTTGTAAGGTTGTATTTTTTTACAAGCTTATATTTATATAGACCATCAAATAAACCCATTATAACGACTTTCTATTTGCTGATTGAATAGTAGTGTATACCGTTCTAGGGATTGGATTTGCAAAGCTCACAGATAGTGAAGCTGACTTACCAATACCTGGAGTGTCCTCTATAATTGCACCTGTTCTGTCTAACCAACCGCCCCTGAACATTGCAACCTCTTGCTTATTTAAAACAATATCACCAAATGTATCTAAACCAGCAACTTGCTCGCGAACTTCAGCTGGAATGCCGTCCGCCGGATTAAACGTTACAGTTTTAGAAGTAACTGTTTTCTTGAAGAACATCATGCGGTTTTTACCGTTACCAACATCTTCAAGTACTGGCGATTGTGGGGTGATGGTAGTCTGCTCAACAGTATAAGACCCAGTTCTAAGAGCTTCCTCTTGAGACCTTGACAGGAATTGTACGTTAACAGAATCGATACCATCAATATTTTCAATAAGTGCTACAATATCTGATTTAGGTAGTCTGTCTCTTCTTGTAATCTTAAGAAGGTACTCAGATACCTTTGCTCTAATATTGTTCATAAGTTGAATCTCGTCAAATCCTTCAAAGTGTCTAACAGAAATATTCATTGCGTAATACTTCTTAACCGGTTTAACAAATTCAATTTCAGTAGTTACCATTTGCTGACCAGAAGATTCTATTGCGTTTCTGAACGCTTCTAGCTCTGACTGGCTAAAGAAAAACTCTTCAGTTGAAACAGAAAAGTAATCAATATTACCAGTAAGTTTATTAGCAACATCCGGTAGTAGGAATAGGTAGATAATATTATCGTCGTCTAAATACTGGTCATCTGTTGTATTATATGCATCAATATATGAGAACATATTATACTTAGATAAAAAGTGTTCATAATTGTCCGGTGTCGCTAATACAAATGATTTTGATTGTAGTGGCGCAATTAGTTTTGTAAATTCAACAGACTCTTCATTAGCACCTAATTTAGGAGCAGAGGTTACATTTACCTCTAGAAGTTCATTTAAGTCATATTCATTTCTTACACCATCATATCCAGTGTCAACAAACTTAAATGTAACATCTTTAGATTCACCTAAATTACCACCAGCGCCTTTTGACTTCAAGTACTCTACTGTAATTACAGCACCGTTTGTTGGAATAGCACCAAAGTTACCGTTACCAAAGAAAAGGTCAATCCCACCAAGGATACCTGTCTTTACAACAACACCTTCAGTATTGTCATTCATATCATATAAAGAGCTGTATACCTGCCACATCTGACCATTTACAGAAACCTTAACCTGGTCGTGTGCTGTAACTCCACCAGTCTGTACATTAAAAGATTGGAACGCTTCACCAGTTCCTGTGAAGTCTTGTGCTTCAATCTGACCTTGAATGATTGGAATTTTAATATAGTTAAATTCCGAAGTGCTTAATGAAATAATGTCTGTTGAAGATTTCATTAAGTATGTGTGTCCGTTTAGGTCTGAGCGAATTTGAGAGTTCGCTGGAATATAAAGGGCACTACCTGCAATATTATTTTGAGCACCTGGTTTCCATCTAATTTCAATCTCACCAATCGCTGATAAACCTCTTGACGGGTCATGACCTGTAAGTCTGGCTAAACCGTAAATTGATTCAGGTTGCTGTGCTGTCATAATGTTTTGTTCAACAGTAGCGTCTTCCACATAATAGAAAATCATCTCTGTCAATTCAGACATTACTTGAATGATCTGTGCAAACGGAGAAGCTGTAGTAAATAAATTACCAGCCCTACCGTAAACTCTACTGATATATTGTCTTGCATCATTTCTGATTTCAGACGCCTTAATTCTAGCAGCTTGTAAAAATTTAAATTCAGCCATTTATTAGGTTCCTTAATTTATGTAAACACCAACTTGATATTTAGAATCAATCTCAATGTTTATTTCTGCAATGTCTCTAACCTGACCTCTATAAAAAAGAACGGTAGTCTTAACATTGTATTTGGTAGCCAATGGTACGTATGTCTTAAGTTGCTGTTTAACAACATCTTGTATTTGTTGTTCATTATAATTTAATGAATAAACTAAATCATTTAAGTTACAACCAAACTCAGGTTCACCTAAAACTTCACCTCTATTTGTAAACAATACTGTTTCAATCTGTCCAATAAGTTGAGCCAGCTCGCTTTCAGTATGTACTTTTCTAGGGTCGTAATTGGGGTCACCTAAAGTCTTAACATAAAAATCCATAGCAATAATATATATCGGGTTTTATGAATGGAACATCCAGTCAGTACCTTCATCTGTTTTTATTTCTTCAATAACTTTATCAAGCTCCTCTTGACCCATACCTTGGATTACATCAGCATTTACAGTAATGTTACCCGGTAGGTTGTATCCGAAGATTGCAAGTTTTTGACCTAATGAAATCATCACTTTTGCCGCAACATATCTAAAGAATATCTCATCATTAAATAGTGCACAGTCTGGTATAGTTTCGTATACCTCTAAGAATACATCTTTTTTAGGAGACTGTCCTGTGAATTTTAGTTCATGTGTTAACTGTGAGTAATGGAATGAGATTGGGTTCTCTAGAATCTGTCTAGTAAGTTCAAACGCACTCTGGTTCACAACATAGTACTGTAGGTTTTCCATACCTGCAGCAACCTGTGAACCTGTTGTAAGAGCACCATACATCATACGCTCCATATCAAAGTCACCTGTTTCAAAAGTGATCGAAGTTCCAAATCCAGCTGAACCAGATTCAAATACACCATAGATTGAATATACCTCACCACCTCCAGTTGCTGTACTTGGACCAGGCATTGTAAGAGCTCTTCTCTTTTTAAATTGCTCTGTATCAAAAACATCTTTTGGAATGTACAGGAAGTTCTCAACCATTGAGTATTCATAGTTCTTATAGAACCATTTCTTTGCTCTTTTAATAATGTTATAAACTTCAGACTGTGGTAGATTCATCGGAATCATACAAGCACCTGTAACATGTGAACCAATCTCGTTTAAAAATTCATTTAAACAATTTTCATCATATTCAGGTGGTGTAGTTAAGTCAGCTAAGTTACCTACGAAAATATCGCCCATTTTTTTATTGTTCTATTTTTGTTGACTGTACAATTTCAGTACCATCAAATTTAGCGGTCTTGTCTGAGTATTTACCCTCTCTAAAAATACCACCTTTCATTTTTCCATTAAATACACCATCTCTACCAAATACATAACAGTCTGTAAGTTTACAGCTTGAATGTACCCAAGATGATTTTACCTTAGAGCCATCTACTATTGTACCTTGGTATAAATTACAGCCGTCTAGATCTGAACCAGTTAGCTTACATTTGTAAAAATCACTGTACTTGACTTCACCTGCAATTTCACATTCTACAAATTCATAGTGTTCTAAATCGTGTGCACCTTTAAATATACCACCGCTCACTTGAACTTTAGACCTATCAGAATCATAGTTAATATGACCTTTAGTCATACCACCTTCGGCAATTAGTTTAATTACTTGGTTCTTAATTTGGTCCCAGTACATATCGATAGTTTCACCACGGTTACCACCATCCTCGCTTAAGTCAAATGTAAATTTGATATCCTTAAACCTTTTAAAGTTTCTGTGGTCTTTATATAACGATATAATAGGACCCATATCATGCATAATTCTTCTAAGCTCAAGTCTATTTAACTCAGTTAGGTCTGGATTAGCACAAACATGATGTAATTGCATTACAAACTGGTCCATTAAATAAAGTATATCAGTTGTTCTTTTCTGATAGTCTTTACCTCCTAAATATCTAAACTCTAAATAACCGTTTTCTTGCTTTAAAAAGTTAACACCGTAATACTTTGTGTTAGGGTAGAAAAACTGCTGCTTATTTACAGTATATTCATCAAAATAGAATAAACCATTTTTAGGCAGAATGTATTTAATAGATTTAGCGTAAACTAAGTCTTCTCTTTGTGGGAATAATTTATATACTTGAGCCTCCTTAAATTCTAGAATAAATTTAAGAGTATTCATGTGAGTGATAAAGTACTTACCGTACGTTCCACTTTGAAATGAAATATTAAGGTGTAAACCACAACGGTCATTTGTATATCCGTTCTCGTCTATCCATCTAAGCATCTTAATGGCTACAAGCCTTGCATCCGTATAAGGAAGAGGTCCAGTAACTAGTTCGATTAGACCAGCACCACCAGACATGTCTGGCTCCATTTTGAAAACTTTATCAGAAGGCTGAAAATCGGAATGAGCTTTAGTCTCTATTTGAATCTTACGACCCAATAGTTGCTCAACCGATTTTGCAGTCTCTTCTACAGACGTGTTTGAATAGAACTCAAATTCAAAACCAATTTGAGAATTCAGTAGTACGTCTTTATTTTGTTGATTTAACATCAGTAGGATATATA